CTAATAGGGGTCAGCCCACAAAATATACGGTTGAATTTGCAGACAAAATATGTGAATTAATATCAACCCATACGATAGGGTTGCCTAGAATTATTGCAAAATACAATTTGCCAGACAGACAAACAATATACAACTGGATTCATACTTATCCTGATTTCTTCGACAAGTACATGAAGGCCAAAGAAATGCAAGCTCATATTTTGGTCGATGAATCGCTAGAGATTACATCTAAAATTCCCACTCTAACAGACAAAGAAGGCAATGAAAGAATAGATTCTGGAATGATAGGAAGAGCTAGATTAGATTTAGAAAACATAAGATGGGTTGCGTCTACGTTGGCTCCAAGACATTATTCTGATTCTAAACAAAAAGAAGCAGTCAGCTCGGAAATATCCGAAGACACCAAAAAACGTTATCGGGAACTGGATGAGCGAAATAGGAAGAATTATTGATGCAATGGTATAGTATTAAAAAATTTATTCCGCCTATATCTACTCATTGTTTAGTTTTTACTGAAAATAATTATACTTATGTAGCTAGGCTAGAAAGTAAAGATACCCCTAATATTTGGATTCATGATTATCATTGTGAAGAATGTGATAATTCAGCTTATGAAAAAATATATGGCGTTACTCATTTTGGATTTCCAGAGCCCGTGGAAATAGAATAAACCCGCCAAGCCTCTACATGTAAGCTCAAATCCTGCGGGTATTTATGTGAGAATTTATGGGAAGTAAAGGAAAGGCGGAATTCATTAATAAACGGCTAGTCGAAGATTGGACAAGCACGATGAATTGGCTACTGAGTAGAAAGTTGGATTATCGTACAGAGTGGGATAATCGTAGGCATGAAATGGACTCTAACGAGATGTCAGAACATCAAGGCTATACACGGGCCATTTCTGACATGATAGAAATGATGTCCAGGCTTATGAATGAATGGCCCGACTTAGAAGCACATCGAAAAAATAGCTCAATACAGAGCGCCCCTGAACTCAATCAGCCTAGGTAATGGTTGAGAGGCTAATCCTGACGGCCATAAGCAGAAGTAAATCTTCTGGGGGACTGCGACAGTCGACAGTAGTAGAGATAGTGAGAGGGTGAGAGACCCTCATGATTTGGAAACAAAAAACGTGGCGTCTGGGTCTCTATGACGTATTGGCTTAACGATGGTTAGGTCATTATCATAATAGGCAGCTAAGTGCGATATGAGATTGTTAGCATAAATAATAATGCGCTCATTGAGAGATAGTGGGGTAAATCCGCTACATTCGCCAATAGATCATCTACGCTGTCAATAAGAGATAAAATGAAAGATTCATTTATGCGTTTAAAAGATTATTTAGAAGATAATATTCAATACGAGAAAACTCGATTAAGTTTAGCTGTTGAAGTTGATGATAAAATTCATAGGGCTGCTAATTATAGCACTTTTTTAAGAATCTTGAATTTTGTTCAACTGGAATTAGAACTTGAAAATAATAGCTCATCTACCATGGCGTAGAAGGAGTAACGGTGATTGTCACGGCAATTCCAGCGTACCAACCGGGCTGCGCCACGTTCGGTCGCTAGCAGAAAGGGATAAGTCTCCGGATGGTGTTCTTATCTTATGTGGCGCATTTATTCATTGTTGAGGATTATAATTGATTAAAGAATTAATAAAATGGCTTGATTTTTCAATCCTTAATCAGGAAGAGATAAAGAAAGAATGGACAATTGAGCCTTTCCCGCAATGGAACGTTGGTTATTTAGAAGCGCTTCTTGATACTAAGAAACAGATTGGTCAAATAGATGCAGAACTTTTTGAAGAGCGTAGGAAAAAGGCTTCATCATCCATTGGCAGCCTGGATTTTAGAGACGCGCATTATAAGGGTGATTAATGCTAGCAATTGGTAATGAGGAGCTAGGTGATTCGGTTAAGAAGGGTGATTGGGTGATAAATACCAAATACAATTTTAAAGGTCAGCTAAAATACTGCAATGATGAATCAGGAAAAGAGAGCCAATTACTTGGATTCGTTTCTAATGAAGACAAATCCTATCTAGTCAGCATAAATAATAAACTTATACCTGGATGGGAAATTAGCAAATGAAATGGCTTAGCATCAAAGAACATACTCCCCCAGGAGATGGTTACTACATCGTAAGACTTGCCTCAGACGAAGAAAATAGTGGTGATTTCATGTACGCTGGAGATTGGTTTGTAGATGGTAAATGGTTGCCTTTAGATCCTTTCTTTGATCCGATTTATGAGGAAGAAAACTTTGTAAGAACCCATTTCATTATTCCGGACCAAGTATAATCATAATGAATATTACAGATCAAGATAGTGATGAAATCATAGCTATACAAATTGGTAGTGATATTTATTTTGGCCAAGCCGCAATTGATAAGTGCATCGAAGCACAAGGTTATAATCAATTACATCCACGCTCTACATTCAAATTTATGGCTGAACTAGATTTAGACCCCAAGTGGAATGAATATGCAAAATATCCTACAATATTTAGATTAAGAGAATTTAAAGAATTTTGTAATAAAAACTAATTTTCATTTTTTAAATGCGCCAAATCAAAACCATCCACTTGAATACTATCAGCACTATCAATCAAAAATTTAAAGAAGTCTTCAAGAAACTTTTCTCTTTCTTGCTTCCTGCTAGAGAAAGCCCAATCTGTGCCTTGTGGCAATTGCAATGAATCTTTTGTTACTTGGAGTAGATATAAGAGCTGAGAACCCTTGATGTGCATTTAAAATCCTTTTTATTTAATCATAATATGTCAATGGTTAAATATCGATTATTTTTACCCACTAAATGTCTACTAGACGTTTAGTAAACATTTTTACATGTAACAAAGGTGTACCTTAATTAACAATTGGTTGATGCCGGAAAAATGGTATGTATTTAAAAAAATAGGGATAATTAATATACATGGTATAGAAAGGTGTTATAATTAATAACAAAAGAGGAGTTAATTGATGTCAAATTTTACTAAATCAGAAGAAAATTATATTGAACACGAAGTGCAATTAAGACTTCATGCTGAGAAATTCAAAATTAATGATAAAAAATATGAAGATAAATTTAAGAGCATCGATAAGCGCTTCGATCACCTAGACAATAAACTTAATTTAATTATTGGTATTGTGCTAAGTTCTGTGATTATACCTGTTGGACTGCATTGGTTAAAACTTATATGAATGACTTCATTAAAGACGAATTACTTTCATTACTAAAATGTGTCCATTTAGCAGAAATTGACCATGGAGAATGTGCTGATTTAGATAATTTAAAAAACAAAATCCAATCGATAATTGATAATTATTGTGAGCATGAAAATAAATGCGATCATGATTGGGGTGTCGGTTTTGGCTCCATACATTCACCCGTGACTTATTGCAAGAAGTGCTTTTGTCAAAAGCCAATGATTCCACATGATATTTTTAATAAAATGATGGAAGTTAATAAATGATAATCAGTGAAATAGAAAAAGATGGTGCAATTGAAGAAAAAAATTATCGTGGGTTATCTTATTCTCTTGAGAAGCATAATAGCTATTATTGCCTTGTTCGATACAACTCTATTGGAATTCCTGAATTCTTAGAAGAATATCTTAATCTTGAAGAAGCCAGGGAAGCTTTTAAGAACATACATAAAAAATCTGGATTATCATCCCGAAGAATTAAAGGCGATTGAATAGATATGCCCCACCAAGTCGTAGGCTATATCCGTGTTTCATCCCAAGGACAAAACACAGAAAGGCAGTTACAAGGAATCGAATTGGACAGGAAGTTCGTCGATATCATGAGTGGCAGCAAGATAGAGCGTGAGAATCTAGACGCCTGCATTGATTATGTTAGGGAAGGGGATACATTAATCGTTGACAGCATAGACAGGCTTGCTCGTAACTTGCGTGGCCTTCAAGATATTATCAGTAAGCTAATTGCTAAAGGCGTTTCCGTGCGGTTTGTTAAAGAAAACTTACTATTCACTGGAAATAGTGATCCTATATCTACATTAACGTTGCAAATGATGGGTGCATTTGCTGAGTTTGAAAGAACTATGATTAGAAGTCGTCAGAAAGAAGGCATTGAGCTTGCTAAAAAATCTGGGAAACACTTAGGAAGACCTCCTACCATCAACGATGAAATCAGAAAGAAAGCCGCAAAGATGAGGGAAGACGGCTTGTCTATTAGGCGTATATCCATTTTAATGGGCTTATCGAGGATTACTATTTATAAGGCGCTTGGGCTTACTAAAACACAAAAGGAATTGGCTAAATGATTAAATATAGTTCATTTAAAAAATTTGTTGCGAGTAAAATTATTGCATTTGTAGAGAAATCCTTGGATGAGCAGGACTTTGTTAAAAAAAGAGCAGAAAATACACTTATTGAATTCACTAAGGAATTTGAAAAAAATCAATGCGAAAAATATCATAGAACTAATGAAAGCATCGTGGAGATTGAAGATAAGATAAATGATTCTAGGAAGGAAATGTTTAGGAATTTCGATAAAATGAAAACTCATCGGAAAGAAATTGATAAAATAGTTCGCTCATTAAACATTGAGCAAATCTTAAGCGAACATGTGCATAATTTGGATCAAATATACATAAGTAAAAAACTGGATCTCAACGATCATTATTACCTGTTACAAAAAGCTTTTAATGATTATGTGCAAACCAGGCCTCCAGAGCTTAGAAACGAGGGTCTTGAAGACAAAATAAAAGCTCTAGAAGATAAGATGACAGCCATGTTTTTTAATCCTGATAACATGTCAAAGTTGCATGACTCATAGAATCTGCTAGAGTGAAGCAAATTAAATTGTAGTACAATGGTCATGCAGGAAGAAATTCACAAGGAAGAAATTGCGTCCAAACTTCGCTCAAGCTTTTTAGAGTTTACCAAATTCTTTTATCCTATACTGACGGGAAGGCAATTCATAATATCAAATCCCATCGGTAGAGAATCACACCACATCATCATTGCTAGAGCATTAAGCTCTGCAGCGAGACTTGAAATACCTAATCATAAGCTCCTAATAAACGTCTCCCCTGGCTCTGGTAAGTCGACTATGCTAGCTATGTGGGTTGCATGGACGATGGCCACTTATCCCGATGCACGGTTTCTCTATATTTCTTACTCTAAGGTCCTAGCAGCAAAGCACACAGAAACCATAAAGCGCATTATGCAGCTTTCCCATTATCAACATTTATTCAATGTAAGGATACGACATGACTCGAAAGCAAAAGAGTATTTCCAGACAACCAATGGTGGAGCTGTTGCAGCATTTGGCAGCGGAGGTGCAATTACTGGGCAAGACGCTGGACTACCAGGACTTGAGCGATTTTCAGGTGCTGTCATTATTGACGATGCACATAAACCTGACGAAGTTCATAGTGATACAATTCGACAATCTGTTATTGACAATTATAGGGAAACCATCCAACAACGAGCCCGAGGAATCAACGTCCCATTCATCTTTATCGGACAGCGACTACACGAAGACGACTTAGGGGCGTATTTAATCAACGGGAAAGATGGCTATCATTGGCACAAAGTCATCCTAAAAAGTATTGATGAAGCGGGAAATGCACTATATCCAGAAGTCGATACACTAGAAAAGCTTCTAAAGAAGCAAGAAACTGACCCGTACGTTTTTGCGTCTCAATATCAGCAGGACCCAATACCCGCAGGAGGAGCACTATTTAAACCGGAATGGTTTGTGATGCTTGATGAGGAACCAAATGTTTTATACAGTTTTATTACCTGTGATACGGCCGAGACCTCTAAAAGCTATAATGATGCGACTGCCTTTAGTTTCTGGGGCGTTTATGAAATTGAATCATATGGTGTTAAGACGGGGCAGTATGGTTTGCACTGGATTGATACTTTGGAGTGTCGTGTTGAACCTAAGGATTTAAAACCAACATTCCTTGAATTTTGGGCAGAATGTATGCGTTATAAGAAGCCTCCACAAATGGTAGCCATTGAAAAGAAATCCACAGGTGGTACACTCTTGAGCTTACTTGATGAGATCAGAACCATACGTGTAACAGACATTCCAAGAACAAGGGAACAAGGGAACAAGACCAAGCGATTTTTAGAGGTGCAACCTTATATTGCTGAGCGCAGGGTATCATTTCCAGCATTGGGAAGGCACGTTAAACTTTGCATAGAGCACATGAGCAAGTTAACCGCCAATGAAACGCATAGATGGGACGATATTGGAGATACTTGCGCTGACGCAATCCGAATGGCTTTGATTGAAAAAACCATAATTTCAGCCCAAGTCAATGCGCCAAATTATGAAGATATAGCTAAAAATATGATGCAAACGCAAAATAAAATTCATAGATTAAGGAAATCCGCTTATGCTAGATAATGATACTGAAATACCCGATTTAAAATTAAGTGACGTCTTGCTAATTATGAATGATTCATTCGGTCAATTAATGAAAGAAATGAATGAACAAAGAACAATTATGCTATCCATGTCCGAAACAATTGATATCATCAGCGATGTTGTTATGAATTTGGAATAACTTAAAAAGGAGCGCTTATGTTTGATGATGATGTTGGCTTAGAGGTTCTTGATTTAGAAGTTAGACCTTATAGGGCTTTAATGGCTGAAGGAATAGATACAGTTCAAAAATTACTAAGAATGGAAGATAGAAAATTACTGAGTCTTCCTAATTTAGGTTTAAAAAGTTTATCAGAAATTAAAGAAGCACTATGTGAATATAAAAACATTAAATCTAATACACGAATCACAATAGATTTGGAGCAATTGAAAATATTTATAATAAAAAAAGTAGATGAATCCGTAAAAAATATAATGGCCAATATTGTTTCAGATTTACACAATAAATTAGTGAATGGTTAAAATAACTTACAATCAAAAGCAAAATGAGTTAAAATAAAGCGTCAAGAAAACGGAATTCTCACGGAAGGGAATACAAGGATGAAGGATGTAGCAAAACGTTATCAGGATAATCTCGCTCGCATTAAGAAAACAGTACGTAACGCGCACGATTATTTTAGAGACAACTACGACCGATATACGGAATACAGAAAATTTGTCTTTGATTCATCACTTACTAATGATGAAATCACTTTGCTTATGACAATGAATCGTCCCCAATTAGAATTCAATGTCCTAGAAGCCTACATAAGTCGTTTGCTAGGTGAATTCTCAAAGCAAGAACCGGATATAGAAGTTAACGCTTACGATGAGGACAAAGCCGATCCTATCACCATAAAAGTCGTAGAGCAACATCTAAAACACGTTTTTATGGATTCAGATAATGAGCATCTACGTTACGAAGTTTATAAAGACTTGCTATCAGGTGGCTTTTCCGCAGTAAAAGTCTACACAGAATACGAACACCAGATGTCTATGAACCAAGTGATTCGATTCTCTAAGTGCGAGCCAACGCTCACAGGATTTGATAAATTGGCACGATTTTCCCATAAGGGAGATGGTCAATTTTGTTTCGAATTATTCCCAAAAAGCAAAGACGAATTCTTGGATGAATACCCAGATACGCCCATAAACACATTAAGTTTTAGGCGTGATTTTGCAGGCTTTAATTGGTCATATCTCAACGACAATTCACAAATCGTGGTGGTTGCTGACTTCTATGAGAAACGTCGGAAAGAAGAAACCATTGTACAAGTCAGAGATGGTCGGGTTATGACTAAATCTGATTATAACAAGCTAGTAGATACATGGAATGAAATCACAGTCCCACCTTCAATCATTGGAAAGCCAAGAAAGACCTTCATGGATAAAATTGTTCGTTATCGATTAATTGAAAATCAGATTTTAGAGTACGAAGAAACGGATTTTGCTTTTTTACCGATTGTCTTTATCGACGGCAATTCATTGATGATTAAAACCCCTCTCAATGGCAACATAAGACAGGTAACTAGACCCTATGTATATCATGCGAAAGGTGCACAGCGTCTTAAGAATTATGCGGGTATTTCACTTGCGAATGAGATTGAAAATACGGTACAGCATAAATTCATGGTGGCTAAAGAAGCCCTTCCGAAAGAGGAGCAATTTCTGGATGCGTATAAGGATGTTCAAAAAGAATCTGTCTTGGTTTATAACTCGGTTCACGAATCGAATCCAGAGATGCCTATTAGTAATCCTATACGCGAAGTTCAGCGTATACCAGCTCCTCCAGAAATTGCGCAGGCTTTTACGGGATCTGACTCTCTCATTCAGAATGTTTTGGGTTCCTACGATGCTAGCCTTGGTATTAATAACAATCAACTATCTGGTATTGCAATCGTGGAAGGTGCTAGTCAGTCAAATGCTACTGCTATGCCTTACATCGTGGGCTGCTTACAAGGGTTCCAGAGATTAGCGCAAGTCTACGTGGACTTGATGCCAAAATATATGATTACTCCAAGAACGATACCAATTTTAGATGAAGATGGGAGACGACATTACGTTAA